ACCGAGGAAGAGGCTACTCTTAAAAGTGGTATTATTACTTGGAACGGTAAGACTCTCGCTCAGCTTTGTAGTACAGCTCGCGTTACTGAGGTTGAAGGTATCCGTACCGTAAAAATCGGTGGTGTTGGCAATCATAACGGTAAGTCGTACGCTATTTGTTTCCATCATATCGATAAAGTGGACGGTGACGTATGGGTAGTCGTTAAAGCTGTAAATCAAGGTGGTTTCTCCCTTGCGTTCGCTAAGGATAAAGAAACTGTTATCGACGCAGAGTTTAAGTGTCTCCCTCAGGACGACGAGGGTACGCTTATCCAATATGTCGAAGAAATGGCCGAAACGGTAGGCTAAGATAACAAGACGTTAGGAGAGGGAAACCTCTCCAAGCGTCTTATTTTATGTATAAACGGAGGTAATAAAATGGCTAAACCTTTAAATTTTAAAATGGTACCGAAACAATATTTAACAGTTACACTACCCGACGAAAAGGGTACGACGCTTTTAATCGGTACGCCTAATAAAAGACTTATGGACGATTTGACGGTATTACAAGCTAGTATTGACGCTATCGAGGAGAACGCTGTTAATACTGAGTCGTTCGACGAACTTTATAACGCGTGTGCTAAGATTATGAGTCGAAATAAAGCTAATATCATAATCACGAAAGAAACTCTCGAGGATATTTTCGACTTTGAAGATATTATGATTTTCTTTAATGCTTATATGGAATTTATCGACGAGGTATCAAACGCAAAAAACTGAAACTCCCTTATTATCCGATAACCGACGATAATAAGGGGCATAAATACGAAATATTTACGACCTGGGAGCATTTAGTTTCTCAATACACAGGTCTTAACATATTAGAAGTTGAGGAGCTGGATTACCTCGACTATTTGTTATATCGGAGAGACGCTTTTATAAGCCGTATGTTGCAGACTGAAAAAGGCGAGGAATATCTTAATAACGCGTGGCGGTTGGAGCAGACTAAACCGGACCGCGAGAGTCTCCGTAAAAAATTTGGAAAGGAGGGGTAATATATGGCGAGCAAAGCTATTCGGGGTATTACCGTCGAAATCGGAGGCGATACCACTAAATTAGGGAAAGCGTTAGAGTCCTCCGAGAAAAATTCAAGGTCTTTACAAACGGAATTATACGAAATCCAAAAGGCCTTAAAATTCGATCCTACTAACGTAGAGTTATTATCTCAAAAACAAACGGTCTTAACTCAAAATATCGAGGAGACAAAGAAAAAACTCGATACGTTAAAAGAGGCCGAAAAACAAGTTATCGCTCAATTTGAACGGGGCGAAATCGCCGAGGAACAAGTACGAGCGTTACAACGAGAGATTATAAAAACTGAAAAATCTATCGACGATATGGGATCGGAATTATCCTCCACGACTAACGCTCTAAAGAATTTAGCTGAGGGAACGGATAAAGCCGAAAAAAATACAAAACAGTATAAAGAGTCGGTAGAGGACGCAAAAAAAGAGTTATCGGATTTTAAAGATAAAGCTAAAGACGCGTTTGATACTATCGGTAAAGGTGCTAGCGTTCTCGCAGGTGCTGCGACCGCTACCGGTGGATATGCTGTAAAAATATCGACGGATTTCGATAAAGCGTTCAATACGCTTGTTGCTCGTACCGGCGCTAGTGCCGAGGAAATGGACGACCTTAACGAGTCTATGGAGAGTGTGTACGCTAATAATTTCGGCGAGTCTATCGAGGACGTAGCGGTAGCTATGTCGACCGTTAAGAATAACACGAAATTAACCGGTAAAGAATTACAATCCACGACTGAGTACGCGCTTTTATTGCGTGATACGTTTGACTTTGAGGTTAACGAGTCCACTAGGTCCGCTAAAATGCTTATGGACCAATACGGATTAAGTGCTGAGGAGGCGTATAACCTTATCGCTCAAGGTGCGCAAAACGGACTCGATAAAAACGGTGACTTACTCGATACGGTTAACGAGTATTCCGTACACTTTAACCAATTAGGTATTGACGCTCCGAGTATGTTTAATATGCTCGTCAATGGTGCGTCTAAAGGTACGTTTTCCGTCGATAAACTCGGCGACGCGGTTAAAGAGTTCGGTATTCGTGTTAAGGACGGCTCAAAATCTACCGACGAGGCGTTTATAGCTATCGGGTTAAATACCGACGAAATGTCTCAAAAATTCGCTAAGGGTGGCGAGGACGCTAAACAAGCATTAAGCGAAACTGTTACGGCTCTCTTTAACATGAAAGATCCGATAGCGCAAAATACCGCCGGCGTAGGTCTTTTCGGTACAATGTGGGAAGATTTAGGCGTTGACGCGATTAAAGCTCTTATGGATATGGACGGTAAAGTCTCGGAGTCCAACGACGCGTTAGGTAAGATTAACGAGCAGAAATTCGACGATATCGGCTCTGCATTACAAGGTTTAGGGCGTACCGTAGAAACAGATGTCATTAAACCTTTAGGTGAAGAATTAAAGCCGGTAGTCGAGGACGCTATCGAGTATGTTAAGTCGAACGCTCCACAGATTAAAGATATATTAAGTAAGATTGTATCTAAAGTCGGTGAGTTTGTTCGTCATATAATCGATAATGGACCGACTATTATTTCAATCGTCGGTGGTATCGGCGCCGGTTTTGTCGCGTGGAAAATAGCCTCGACGATTAACTCGGTTGTACAAGGGATAAAAGCCTTTAAAGTGGCTACCGAGGGCGCTACACTCGCTCAAAAATTATTTAATACCGTTATGAACGCTAATCCTATCGGTATCATAATAACTTTAATCGCTGGACTTGTTACAGCGTTTGTTTTGTTATGGAATAATTGCGAGGGTTTCCGTAATTTTTGGATAGGATTATGGGAAAAGGTTAAAAGCGCGTTCCAAGGATTTATAAATTGGATATCTCCGGCGATAGAGGCGATTAAGGGATTTTTCGTTTCGCTATGGGAAAAAATAAGCGAGATATGGTCGGCGATAATGGCTAGTTTACAGCCTCTTTTTGACGCTATAGTCGGAGCGTTCCAATCGGCTTGGGAACTTATTAAAGTCGTATGGGATTACGTTTCTCCGTATTTTCTCGGAATTTGGGAGGCGATTAAAGCCGTTTTTTCCGTTGTCGTAACCGTACTCGGTACGTTTTTTAAAAACGCCTGGGAATCTATTAAATTAGTATGGTCCGTAGTAGTATCCTACTTTAAAACTATATGGGAAAATATTAAAGCCGTTTTTTCCGTCGTGGCAACCTTTTTTAAAGGTATGTTTAATACGGCGTGGGAGGCAATAAAGGCGATATGGAATAACGTAGTAGGATTTTTTAAAGCGATATGGGATAGTATCGCCGGTATTTTCTCAGTTGTTAAAAATGTTTTATCCGGTAATTGGAGCGCCGCTTGGGATAGTATTAAAGGTATCGTTAACACGTGGAAAGATTATTTTTCGGGTGTTTGGGACGGTATTAAAAAGGTTTTCGGCTCGGTCGGTAAATGGTTTGGTGATACGTTCGCCGGCGCGTGGAAAGCGATAAAAAATGTTTTCGCAAGCTGGGGAGAATTTTTCTCCGGGTTGTGGACGAAAATTAAAGATACGTTTTCGACAATCGGTACGAACATTAGTAACGCTATCGGTGATAGTGTGAAAGCCGGTTTAAACGGTGTTTTATCCGCTATCGAGGGGATTATCAATTCCGGTATAAACCTCATAAACGGCGCTATCAATTTGATTAACGAGATACCAGGCGTTAGTATCGGTAAGATTGGACGTCTTAATCTCCCTCGACTCGCTCGTGGTGCGGTCGTAAATAGACCTATGGTCGCAGAAATCGGCGAGGACGGCGCCGAGGCGGTAGTTCCTCTCGAGAATAATACGGAGTGGTTAGACAAAGTAGCCGATAGACTTAATACTCGTATGAGCGGTCAAAACCAACAACAAAGTATTAGTAATACTTTATTGGAGAGATTAGACCGTATTTACAATAAGTTGGAGCAGTTAAATCCGAGACAACAGATTGTACTCGATTCGGGCGTTTTGGTTGGAGAAACCATTAACGAAATCGACGCCGGTCTCGCGTCATTACAAGCGTTAAAGCTAAGGGGTATATGATATGGAAAGAGCGTTTATAATCGATAAAGTTAATACGTTTAACGAGTGGCGTCTTATTCTTACCGAAAAATCTATAACGCCTCCAAAACCTAAAACTAAATATGTAAAACTAGACGGTATGAACGGTACGCTCGATTTATCGGAGTCTTTAACCGGAGAAATTACGTACGAGGATCGTACTATTACCGCGTCATTTTTATTAAGTGAGGGAACGTTTCTAGAACGAAATCTAGTTTTACAAAAAATCATAAACAGGTTACATGGTAAAAAGGTAACGTTAATCGAGCCTGACGATTTGAGACATTATTTTTTAGGTCGAATAACGATTAAATCGTTTGAAAATATTTTACCGTATGCCAAAATCTCGATTGAGGCCGTGTGTGAGCCGTGGCGTTATGCTCTCGACGATATCGTCCGTAGAGTTGACGTCAACGGTCAACCGGTCGAGATTGTTATAACTAACGACGGCGCTAAAACAGTATGTCCGGAGATTACGGTTATAGGCTCGGTCAATATATCTTTTAATAACAGTCAAGTATCGTTGGTAGATGGTACTTATAAGATATCCGATTTAAAACTTTATTCGGGTGCTAACGTTATTAGCGTGGTCGGTAACGGCTCCGTAATCTTTACGTATAAGGAGGCGAATTTATAATGTATAAAATTTTCGCCGACGGTACGTTAATTTACGATAGCACGATAGAAGATTATAAAATCGGTAAAGGCTCGGGAAATCTCGAAACCAATAAATCCGGCTCGTTTGTTTTTTCGGTATATCCTGACCATTTTTATTATGAGAAATTCGTAAAACTTAAAACGGTTATTACGGTTTATAAATCCGGTAAAATCGTGTTTAGAGGTCGTATCCTTAATGACGTCTCCGATTATTGGAATAATAAAGTGATAACGTGCGAGGGTGAGTTAGGATTTTTACAAGACTCTATTATCCGTCCGTTTGATTTTTCCGGAACTCCTGAGGAGTTATTTAAACGATTTGTCGAGGAGCATAACGCCCAGGTAGACGAGTTTAAAAGGTTTAAAATCGGAAAAGTTACAGTAATCGATCCGAATAATTACATAACTCGTAGTAGTTCCGATTATGAGTCGACTATCGAAAATCTGAATAAAAAACTCGTCGAGGGTACTCTCGGAGGGTATCTTTATATTACTCACGGCGAGAACGGTACCGACGAGATACCAACGCTTAATTACCTGGCAGATTTTACGAATATATCTACTCAGTTAATAGAGTTCGGCTCCAATCTTAAAAATTATACCAAAACGGTAAAAGCTGAGGAAATCGCTACCGTAATTATCCCGTTAGGCGCAGAAGTTACCGAGGGTACTAAACTCACGATAGCAGACATTAACGGTGGTAAAGATTACGTTTTAAACGAGGAGGCGGTCGCTAGATACGGATATATCGTAAAGGTTATAACCTGGGACGACGTAACGGTAGCCTCGAATTTAAAACGTAAAGCCGAGGAATATCTCGAGCAATCGATACAGCAAAGTATATCTATCGAGGTTAATCCTATCGATTTACACTTAAACGACCGCTCTATCGAGCCGTTTAAAATCGGGGATTATATCCACGCTCGTAGCGTTCCGCATAATCTCGACGCGATTATGTTATGTAATAAGCAAACGTTTGATATTTTAAAGCCGGAAAACGATACTCTTACTTTGGGTTATACATATTCGACGTTTACCGAAACGAGTAGTAAAATTCCGGCTATTCAATCGACCGTTACTAGGATAGACAATAAAATCCAGGGATTAAATAGAATAGTAGCGAACGCCGAACAGAACGCCGACAATGCGTTAAAGAGTTATGAGGGCGTAGAAAAGGAACTCGGTCAAGTTACGGGCGATTTAGAAGTAATCGCCGGCGTCGTTACCGAAAACGCTAGAAATATCTCGGCGAACGCGACTAGTATATCCGATAATGCGAAAGCAATAGCCGAGCATGAAAATTTAAAAGCGGTTGAACTTTTTACCATTGCGGAAACTTTACCGGATAACGGAGCGAGCGAGGTACAATCCGGAGAGTGTAATATATCCGAATATAAAAGACTCAAAGTGTTTTATAAAAATACAAGCGGTCATTTATTCGAGAGCGATATTTACACGGACGGAAATACCGACGTCGTTACGTATCTAAGCGCTCAATCCGGTACAGAGTTCCAGAGTTCAGAGCTAACGTTCGCTGAGGGTATGTTTACGTTAGCTTTATCTTTAATCCACAATATAACTAATACCGTTAGTTTCACGGAAAACGAAACGCGTTGTCTCTCGATATATCGTATTGAGGGATATAAAATCCAAAAGGAGGTAGAAAGTGATAGTTGAGATTTTAATATTTCTCTTTGGATCCGGCGTTTTTGCAGGTATTTTTAAATTTATGTCCGCAAGAATTAAAGCGAACGAATTAAAAACGGAGTCGGTACAGTTAGGCGTACAAGCATTATTGAGAGATAGACTTATCCACGAATATAACAAAGCGTTAAATTGTGGATATGCTCCGATTTATGCTAAAGAAAATTTCGAGAATATGTGGCAACAGTACCACAATCTCGGTAAAAACGGCGTTATGGACGAAATCCATAAAGAATATATGTTGTTTCCAACAGAAAAAAAGGAGGATTAAATTATGAAAATCAAAAAAGATACAATAATTAGAACGGTTGTATTAGCGTTGGCGTTGGTAAATCAGATTTTGACGGCTACAGGTCATAGTATTATTCCTATTTCTGACGCTCAGGTCACGGAGGCGATTTCTCTCGCGTTCACGATAGGCGCGTCCACATGGGCATGGTGGAAAAATAACTCGTTTACCAAAAACGCGATTAAAGCGGACAAGGTACTTAAAGATTTGAACGAGAAAAAAAAGTAATACTAGTTAGGAGGCGATTATATGAAGATTATTAAATCGTTATCGGTTAATAATCCGTATTATAAGAAAAACGTCGATAAACCGGTTAAGAATTATAAGGCGTTTCAGGATAACGGACCTAGAGGGTTAATGTTACATAGTGTCGGTTGTCCTCAACCTCGCGCGGAGGTATTCGTAAACACGTGGAATAAGGCGACCGCTAAAGTCGCCGTCCACGCTGTTTTACAGTCAGACGGTACCGTTTATCAATGCTTACCTTGGAATTATAGAGGTATCCACGCCGGCGGAGTTGCTAATAATACTCATATCGGCGTAGAAATGACGGAGCCGGATTGTATTAAATATACGAAAGGTGCGTCGTTCACTTGCTCCGACGTGGAAAAGGCTAAAGCTCAGGTAATAGGTACGTATAATACGGCGGTCGAGTTATTCGCTCAGTTATGCGACGAGTTTAATCTTAATCCTATGACGGATATTATAAGTCATAGCGAGGGTTACGCTCAAGGGATAGCCTCCAATCATGGCGATCCGGTGCATTTATGGCGACAGTTAGGACTCGACTACTCTATGGATACTTTCCGTAATGACATTAAAAAGCGTTTAAACGCCGATAAAACGACTTTTACGGTTAAGGTGGATATAACTAACCTTAACATAAGAAAAGGTCCTGGAAAGCAAAAATACGGCGTCGTAGGGGTATGTCCTACGGGTGTATATACGATAGTCGATACTAAGCTCGCCGACGGTTATACCTGGGGCAAATTGAAAAGCGGTATCGGGTGGATAGCTCTCGAATACGCTACAAGGCTCTAAAACGGCTTTATTTTCGATTTTTCGTTAAAGTCGATACATTTATCGAATATTCGTATAAAATCGATTTTAGGCTATATTCTGACGCCTGAGAGGGCAATTAAATAAACTTTAAATAGATAAAAGACCGGGGAGCGTAAAAAACTCCTCGGTCTTTTTTTATTTGTCTAAAAGGTCGCCGACGGTACAGCCGAGCGCCTCGGCGAGTCGATATACCGATATCGCCATAGCGTTATTTATCGGTTTGCGACCTTGCTCGTAATCCTGGATAAGACGGATATTAACGCCGGAGCGTTCGGATAAGTCTTTTTGTGTGATCCGTTTTAAATTCCGTCTATACTGTAAATTTGTTTTATAATCCTCGCGGACTAATTCTAATCCCGGC